GTGACTCTCGAAACTACCCCGGCACCCGCACAGGCGGCGGACGAACTGACCACCCTGCGCGCCGACGTGGCGGCGCTGGAGTTCATCTTTGACGAACTCGCCCGCGCCATGGACCCGGCCGCGCTGCTCAAGGTGCTGACCTACCTCATCCGCAACGCCAAGCGCGCTGCCTCGGAGACCCAGAGCTACGACACCCTGGAGCACCGCCGCCTGGTCGCCCAGGTGGAATCGCTGATGGCCCGGGTCGAGCCGCAGGCCAAGAAGCAGGCAATGACGGTGCGCAACGAGCACAACCGCCTGAAGAAGGAAAAGGCCCGCCACAAGGCCGACAGCCGCCGCCAGCTGCAGAAGTAAGTCCTTGGCGGGCAAGGTGACTGTTCAGCTGGATTGGAGTAGCATCCATTCCGTCAAGTAGACGTCCGGCGCTGTTTCCGGATGAAGTGCGGTTCTTGAAGAAACCGGGGGTGCATTGGTTTCGACGGGGGTTGTGAAGTTACTTGGTGCATGCCGAGGGGGCAGCTTTCCTCGTTAATCCAGCAGCAAACTTTTAGTTGCCAACGACGACAACTACGGTTCGAACGACTTCGCAATCGCTGCCTAAAAACAGCTTTAGCGTTTAGTTCTACAGCCGCCTTAGGCGAACCCCCGAACCTACTTGTGCCCGTGCTCGTAGATGTAGGGTCATTATCACGGAACCGGTTGTGATGGCTGCCTGTCAGTCACGACTTAACTAAAGCAGGCTGGTCCTGGGGTGCGCTTTGCACACCGTGCTGCCACAGGATGAGATTCAACGGTGAGCTAAGCATGTAGTACCGGGGATGGAGTGCCTTCGGACGGCGGTTCAATTCCGCCCACCTCCACCATTGAAGGGTTCGAACGAATCCTAAGAAGCCCGGGAACCCTTACACAACAAGGGTTCCCGGGCTTTTTTATTTCCGGCATCGTCCGTCCCGGTGCGTTGCAGGTCGTGAGACCGTGGGGGCATATTCTGGGGCATCTACCCCATGCCCCCAGCCAGATGCCCCCACTTACCGATCTTGCCTTACGGCGCGCCAAGCCGACCGAGAAGACCCAGAAGCTGTTCGACGGCGGCGGTCTATACTTGGAGATCTCTCCTAAGGATGGCCGGTGGTGGCGCCTCAAGTACAGATTCGACGGAAAAGAGAAGCGCCTCGCCTTGGGCGTATACCCGGACGTGCCCCTCGCCCTTGCCCGGCAGCGGCGCGAGGACGCGCGCCAGATGCTCGCTCGGGGCATCGATCCAGGCGAATACCGCAAGGCAGTCGCCCAAGCGAAAGCCGAACTTGGGGCCAACACCTTCGAAGTGACAGCGCGCGAGTGGCTTGGTAAGCGAGATTGGGTGCCGAAGTACTCGGTGAAGGTCGTGGCGTGGATGGAGAACGACGTATTTCCCTGGATCGGATCCAGACCGGTAGCCGAGCTGACCGCCCCCGACTTCCTGCGGGTTGCGCGACGCATCGAAGCCCGGGGCGCCATCGAGTCTGCCCACCGGATCATGCAGAACTGCGGCCAGATCATGCGGTATGCGATCGCCACCGGACGCGCCGAGCGAAATCCAGTCGCCGACCTACGAGGAGCCCTGCCCCCCGCCCCTGAGCGCAATCATGCGGCCGTGGTCGACCCGATTGAGCTGGGGGACCTGCTGCGTGCCCTACATTCTTACCGAGGAACGGTCATCGTCCAGACGGCGCTGAAGCTGGCGCCCATGCTCTTTGTCAGGCCCGGGGAGCTCAGGCAGGCAGAGTGGACCGAGATCGATCTCGACGCAGCCGTCTGGAGCATTCCAGCGTCGCGAATGAAAATGCGGCAGGCGCATCTCGTCCCACTGTCCCTCCAATCCGTTCAGTTGTTGCGGGAACTGCACCCCCTCACCGGACGGGGCCAGTACGTGTTCCCTGGCGGACGGAGCGTAAGACGCCCCATGTCAGAGGGCGCCGTGCTGGCAGCGCTTAGGGTGCTGGGGTTCGACAAGGACAAGGCCACTGGCCATGGCTTCCGAGCGACCGCGCGCACGTTGCTAGACGAGGTGCTGGGCTATCGGCCAGACATCATCGAACACCAGCTGGCGCACGCCGTACGCGACCCCAACGGCAGGGCCTACAACCGTACAACCCATATGGTAGAGCGCGTACGGATGATGCAGGAGTGGGCTGATTATCTAGAGCAGCTGCGTTGTACCATCGTTGCACAGCGCTGACTAACCGTGTTCAAATCGCGAAAATATGGACGGACCGACCGCAATGGCCAGCTTCACCAATGAAGATCTGTTTAATCTGGATCGGGAATTTGCGGAGCAGAACATTCCTCTCCACGCGCGGCCATTCCAGGCCGCAGTGCGCATCTTAGGGTCTAGCTTCTCGATTGGCCCCTTCCACACCGGGGATGGGGTGGAAGAAATTACCGCGGCCTATCGTGCGCTCTTTCCAGGGGACGACTTCTGGCCTGGCGCAGGCTGCGGCCTGGCCGCGTCTGTTGATCGGGTTCGACTTATTACGCTGCCTGTGGTTTTCGGAGAAAGTAATGTCGGCCTGCATTCCGGATTGGGGTTTGCCGACGCATCGGAGTGGCGAGCCTGGTGCCGCAACGATCCGGAAATTGCCTTGAAATCAGCGTACGCGTTCGCCGACTTGTACGACCTCTGTTACGGCCTCGAAAGCGTTCCTCAGAACTCGGAGCAGGACGTGTTGTTTCATCGCTCGATGCAACACTTAGGCGATCTTTCTGCAAGCCTGTCGAACTCTGGCGGAGCCTCCGACGCTGCTCTACAGTCTATTTTGCTCATAGCCGAACTGGCGTTGAAGGGGGCGCTTCTTCAGTTTGGAGTTACGATGAAAACTCTTAAATACAAGTTTGGGCACAAACTACCTGAGTTAGCCAATGAGCTTGCTAAGTTGTGTCCGCATCATGAAGACGATGAGCTGCAACGCATTTGCGAAGGAATGCCCAACCTCGTCGCTAGCCGCTATGGCTCTTCAGGATTGACCCGTAAGCAGATTGTTGAGCTTGCTGTAGGAAGCCAGTTCATTGCTGCTTCCGCGATGCGGCGTATCAGCGAGACCGATATGGCGTTGGAGGTGCGTAGGGACGGACCACGCCCGAGCTTTCGCATCTAGCATGCGAACCAATTGAAACTTCGATTCAACCCGTGGACAACGGAAAAGGATATTGAAAATCCCCGTGTCGGCGGTTCGATTCCGTCCCCGGCCACCACTTTTTAAAGGCTCGCAGCGATGCGGGCCTTTTTCTTTTTGCCTGTTGCACGGAATTTGCACGGATTGCAGAAGGCGTCATGCGGCTTGCTCGTCATCGACCGGGAAAAGTCGCGCAGCGATGCCATCAAATTTCGCTGCCTCTGTTCGCAGACGATCAGCCCCGCGCCGGCGTGTCGCCCTCGCCCGCCAGTCGCCGCTGTGATTCCTGTCTAGGTCATCGGCCTGCTGCCATAGCGAAGCCGCCCTCGCGCGCGCCCAGCGCGCCTTGCCGATGCTCTTCTGATCCATGCAGCTACTGTCGCCGCCGGCGGTCGCACGCGCCGATACGGAGGCAACGCTGGCTAACCGACAAGCTTGATGTGTAGCATCGCCTTCAACGGAGCAGCTCAAAGATCAAAAAAGCGCGCTCTGCTGAAACCACCTAAACTCAAGAGCCATTGGTTTCGAATGAAACGAGAGTACTGCGCCGTGATTTCAGCCCGACGAGGCTGGATTGTTAAATGTCCATGGGAGGGGCGTTTTGAGCGTCTTTTCCCACATGCATTCGAGACACAGGATTCGGCGCTCCATTTTGCTAGAGCCATCGCCTCAGACCACTTCAGCCAGTCTGGAGTCCCAACGGGGATCGAATGGCAAGATGAGATTGGCCGGCTGCGTCTTGAGAAGATTTGCGGGTAGTCCCAAGCTTCCGTCATCGCTTCCCGAGCCGTCGAAAATGATGCTTCGGCGACCAAGCGCAGGATACGGACCTGGGTCTCAGATTCCGCGACGGCACGTCAGCGCCATGCAAAGGCGCTGGCAACCCTTCAGACGGCGCCAAGATCCCGCACGATCGCCTCACCCCGCTGCAGGAAGGCGGCGATGATTCGCCCGCCGGCTACGTGCCGCCCCTCTTCAGCATTCACGTACTCGGCTTGCCGGCGCCCAGCGGCCAAGATCGCGTCGGGATGGAAGCTATCGGGGAGATCCCGCAGCGGCTGACCTGGCGCAGCAATCCCGCCCACCAGCGCAGCGACACGTGCGTGATGGTCGACATCTGACTTCGCGTACGCGCTGCCGACAACCCGACCTTGGGCCTTGGACCAACCGACCACCACGATTTCCGCCTGCAGCTGATCGAGATCCATCTCGGCGTCTAGGGCTGCCTGGACGTAGTTGGGCCACAGCTGATCCATAACCGGCCCGACCTCCCGCATGATCTGTTCAATGCTGAAGGCGTGCCGGAAGCTGGCCTCAAGACACAGCTGATAGATGCGAAGGAAGAACTGCGCGGATCCGCGACCGGCCACCACGATGTTGTGTTGAGGGATCAGCAGCAGCTTGGCACCCTCTGAGACCTCGCCGCTGACAGCATCCCGAGCAAGGGTGTCAACCGCAACGAATGCTCGATCTGGCGTCATCAGCACATTCAGGATGCTCATCGGCTCGCCTATCTGGCCAAGCCGAACTATCGTTGGGCCAGATGGCGTTGTCTAGGGCAGGCTGCGGCCCTGATCTGGGCGGAGTAGCACGTAGCCCGATTACACCAAGGCGAGCTCAAGGCTCCGTGGCCAGCAAAAATCTGCGCCCACTTAACAAACGGACGAATATTATTCTCTCTCGAGGCAATCCGGCCCGATTTCCGACGAGAAGACCCATGCCAAACACCGGACAGTTCTATCTCGTTGACGTCGCTGGCCAAGTAGACGAGGCTGGGCGGCTCCTTGAAGTAACGAGCGTTCAGTGCCGATGCCTGCCGTGCGGCTGGTCGTTTGATGCCTTGCCTGGCCGGGGCCTGATTGCCATTGCGGGAGGAGCCGTTCTCGCCTGCCCGCATTGTGAGAATCGTCAGGCCGTCAGCCTGGCTAGATTTTCTGAGTTCATTGACCGCGTTGGCAGCGGGTCTCGCCCAGCACCCACGGATGCCGATCACCTGAGCCACTAGCGGGCCGAAACGGTGGCAATGCTGCTGGCCAGCGAGCCGCCGGCGATGGAGGCCTATCGCGTGAGCCGCGGGGTGAACACCCCGCGGAACAACCAGCCCGCGCTGCTCGACCAGGTGGCGTGATCAGGCGGCGCTCTCGTCCTGATCTTCCTCCGCGGTGAACTTGTAGCTGCGCCCGGTAACCAACCCTGCAGCCGCCGCCGGTGCCACGGTCAGGGTGAGCTGGGGCACCCCGGCCTCGATCGGGACGAAGTTCAGCGTCACGACACCAGGCTGATCGGCCATTTCCATTTTCATCTGCAGCTTTGCGCGAAATTGCATATATCTCTCCAGGTTGTGCGGTGGCATGGATACGCTGGCCACCGCTTCAGCGGTCAATCTTCAATCGACACGATCGATAGGCTCTGCGACGTGGTTGACGCGTCCCAGTTACCAGAATCGTGGCTGTAGCTCTGACTTGAAAACGCGACGACCTCAGCGCGATAGGTTCTCTGTGCCGTGCCGTCGGCGCTGTCGTTCAACGTCAGCGACCCGGACCATCGGGAGATCAGCACGTCTGGCGAATCAGGCTCGTTGCGGATGTCAAGATTTCCCCCGGCCTGGACCTGGCCCCAAAGCACCTCACCAGCCGCCCCGATGCGACGATAGACATTGACCGTCGCCGAGTTCGCACCCCCGCCCGGCCGGAATCCATCGGGGCCGAGTGCGTTCTTCGTAGCTCGTACCGTTCGGCTGTAGCTGATCACCACCTGCTTGTTCCGCCCATTGGTATCGAACGGGCCGACAGTGACGAAGTTTCCGATGGTGACAATGCTGGTCGATTGCGCGGCGTTGCGCCTGATGCCCGCGGCCAGCGCACCACCCCAGTAGGCGTTGCCGTTCACGTCCATCCAGACCGTGGCGTTGGCCTTGCTGGCCGCCGCAGCACCAACGTTCGGCCCGAAGTAGTCGATCAGCCCCTCGCCACTGTTCCCGAACCCGTTGCCGATGATCCGCTGGGAATTACCCTTCCAGACGCGGATGTAGCCGTCCCGCATCTCGATGCCATCCGGCTGGTTCGGGCTCAGGATCTGGAACACGTTGGCCAGGATCTTCATATCGACGATCCTGCCGTCGTTCTTCATGACCATCCCCCCAGTCAATCCGTCGGCAGTCACATACATGCTGTAGCCGGCAAAGGACTCGCTACCGCCCGCACTCCATGGGGACGGGCCGACTTGCTCGGGACGCATTTCCTCGAGCATAGGCTGGGCGCCCCACAGATATGGAGTGGTGTGCTGAGGGCCTGTGGCTTGTGCTCGCCACCCCATGCACGCCTTCACTGCCCCGGCTGGCGCAGTGGCCACTACAAAGCCACGGGGTAGGCTTGCCAGGGTTGCGGTGGTGGAGTCCTGCCGTGGCACAACGGCTCCGGCGTGTTCGCTGATCATCTGATTGTTGGCGTTGTAGAACGTCAGCATCGCAACGGCTTCGCACCGGAAGGGGTTGAGCCATACCGAGGAGCAATAGCGTTTTCCCGGAGCAACCGGGACGGCCACGCGGTTCCTGATCACGCCGTACCTCGTCTGCCCAGCAGGTGGACTTCCGGCGTTCAGAGAACGAAAGCCCAAGGCGTTCATCCCTGGCGGCCAATACTGGTTGTCACCAAGAAGGTTGACCGTAGGGTTCTCCCAAAATCCAGAGTCATTCCACGCCCAGACCCAGTCACTCGCCCCGTCCTTGAACATAGTGTTCGGGATGAGGTTGCCGCCGCCGGCCATGCTGCCCTTCACTGTCGCCGTGAGTGTCTGCACAGTGCTGGCGTCGGCCTTCTCTCCCACGCTGGCGCCCACCTGGTTGACCTGCTGCCCGAGCGCAGTGATCTGACCGCCCTGCTGGGTGACGGTAGTCGTCAGCGCGGACAACCCCGTCGCGGCCGCATCGGCCGTCGTCTTGGCGCCATACGCATCGGTAACGTCCTGCCAGATGACGTTGTCCACCAGAATACCGACGTTCTGCACGGTCAACCCACCAGCAGGCTGTGTGCCGGGAATCGACAGCCACAACTGACCGGTACGGGTGTTGGGCGTAGTCACGGTCACATAGGCCGATATGCGCGTCCACTGACTTAGCGAATCCAGACGACGATTCTCAACACCGGCATGCCACGAGCGCGCGCCACTGCTATTCAAAACACTGACGCCGAACCTAAACACCGCATCCCCCGGAGCGACGCCGGAGAAGAAGGTATTGTTTCGGACAACTGCTTCAATGTAGTACGTGCGACCCGTTACGGTGGAAATACTGGGTCCGAAGTAAATGTCAGTGTTCCCAGCAGCAGGAGTGATTGTTCGCCGCAGCAGGCCAACGCGGCTGCCCTCAAAGGTGGAGCTACCGGCATTGCCGGCCTTCGCTCGAAACTCCCCGTTTCCACCAACGGCAGAAATGATCTGCTCTGATGCGTAGCCCTCGAAGCCTGCGTCGATCATGATGTTCGGGCCGGCCTGCTGAGTGGCCGCGAGCTGTGCGTTCACCGAGGTGATCGCTTGGCCCTGAGCGGTGATGGTGCCCTCCAGCACGGTCACTTTTCCGGTAAGCGTGCTTGTAGCGTCCGCATTTGCCGCGGTCGCGCTGGCGATCTCCTCGATCGACGGTACGTAGCCCGTGGCAATCTCGCCGACTTGTACTTGGATGTTGTCCCATTCGACCCATTGGTCAGGGGAGTTTGCCCCGTAAATTCGGATGTAGACATTGCAGGTCGACGCGGTCGCGGGCGCGGTGCCAGTCCAGGTATGACGTGCCCAGTCCGCAGTCGTAACTCTGTCGGCTGATGCCGGTGTTCCGGTGTAGCCGATGATTGCCCCAGCAGCATCCCGCCACTGAAATTGCAAGAAGACCCGCACACCGGGGGTTCCACGCACATACGCGGACATCGTGTGCTTCTTTGCTGGGTCGACCTTCATGGATTTCAGCGTGCTGAGGCTGTAAAACTCGTAGTAGCCGCCTGGCGAAGCGAGGTTGGCAATTTCCCAACGTGCGGCTTTGGCGCTGCCCGGCAAGGCAGAATCCACGTACGAACGCGAGATCGTCGCGCCTGCAGTACTGCCGCTGGCGGCATACCAACCCAATCCATTTTGTTCGAAGCCACTGTTCGCCAGAAGGTTGTCGCCACCGATGTTCTGCAGGCTCGCGGTCACGTTGGTCAGTGCGGTGCCTTGGCTCGTGACCGTACTGCCGAGCTGTGTGACCTTGCTGTCCAGCGAGGTCAGCGCCGCGTTGCTGGCCTTGCCGGCCACGTCCGCCTGAACCTGCGTCAGCGCACTTCCCTGTGCGACCAGCGTGCCCTCGATGACACCGGTCCGCGTAGTGATGGACTGAAGGCCGGCGGCGGTGAGCTGATTGGCCGCCTGGTCCGTGACGTCGTAAAGCTCCACCCTGTCGAAGGAAACGGTGCCGATGCTGGGATGCACGTACACGCGGAACAAGGCCCGGACGGACCCCGCGGGCAGCGCGCCGTAGTCAACTGTGAAGTCCGTCCACTCTGCGGTAGCGGTGATTGTCCGATCAGCCTGAAACTGGGTGTTCTCAGCGTTGCGATAGACGACGCGCAGCAGCACGTTGCCGTTTCCCGACAGCAGCTTCACTCGCACGCGGGCTCGGAAGATCGTCCCCGCCCGTACTGGGAAGAAAGCACCGTCGTTGGCGTCCATAAAGGGCGCTATGGCTGCCGTCGCGCGCGTGATGGTGACACCAGGTCCGCCATCGCCGCTGGCTGCATCGCGCAGGATGGTGTTGCCACCACTGTTGCCGCCCAGCACCCACCAAAGGAAATTCTCGGCAAAGTTGCTGTTGGGGAGCAGGTTATCCCCGACCGTGCGCAACCCCGTCAGCTTGCTGTTCACCGCTGTCGTCGCCTGGGCGTTGGCTTGATCCGCCGCGACCATTGCGTCCTGCAGCGTCGTCACCGATGCGCTGGTGGCGAGACCGCCGTTGCCGGCGGGCATGCGGGCTTCAATGGTCGTGATGCGCTGCACCTGCGAGCTGTCGGCCGCCGCGCGGGCGGTGCGCTCATCGCCCATCAACCCCTGCGCTTGGCTGAGGTCGGTGCCCGTGTAGTTGCCGCGCATCTGCACGGCCAGGGTGTTCCGCTGGGTAGCTTCAGACGCGAGCGCGGTCACGCGGGCCTGCGTCTCTTCCTGCACCAGTGCCACGCTGGCGGCCGGCATCGGCCGGCCAATGGCCAGCCAGTCGATCAGGTAGTAGTCGGATACGCCCTGCGCGGCGCCCAGCTGCAGTCGGACGGCGGCGATGGTGCTGGGGCGCCACGCAATGTCGGCCACGTCCAAGATGGCCACGCCGGAGCCGTCCCATGCCGGCTCCGCAATCGTCACCCGCTTGGTCGTGTTCCAGGTGGCGTCCGTCGTGGTGGTCCACTGCAAGGCGCCGGCCCAGGTCGGGTTGCCCACCTTCTTGATCCGCATCTTCACGAAGCGGTAGCCGCTGCCGTCGATACCCAGGCCGCCGGGCGACTGCACGTAGGGATTGGCCGCGGCATTGGCCGGCCGCAGCCAGCCGTCCACCAGCGCGGGCGCGCCGTTGCCGGTCCAGCTTTCCACCGTCAGGTTGAAGTCCCAGATCCGCTTGCTGTCGAACTGCGTTCCACTGCCGGCGGCGACCTCCGACAGCGCGCGTGACAGGGAGTCGAAGCCGTTCTGCTGCGTCTCGCTGACCGCGGTGATAGCAGCCTCGCGCTCCAGCTTCTCGTTCAGCAGGTCGGTGGCGCGGGTCTGCCCCTCGGCCGCGATCGCGTCCATGGCCTGGCCGATCTGGGTCACGCGGGTCTGCGCCTCCAGCACCAGGCTGGCGTTGACCGAGCCGATATCGCGCGCACGGGCGGCCGCCTCGTTGGCGTCAGCCAGCGCGCGGTCCACGATCTCTTTGTCCAGCTTCTGCTGGGCGGTAACCAGCTGGGCCGTGGTCGGCGCCGGCGTGGCCTCAACCACCGTGCCCTGCCCCGGCTTGCCGCGCACCGAAGCGGTGATGCGGAAATACCATTTCTGCCCGCTGCCATCGCTGTAGAGGTAGCGGGTTTCGGTGGTGCGATGGATCTCCGTCCACGGGCCGTTCTGGCTGGGCCCACGCTCGATGATGTAGACGACCCCGGCCTGGTCGACGGCGTCCCACTCGATCAGCACGCCATCGGCCACCGGCTCAGGCGTCACGCCGTCCACCGGCGGCGTCTCGGGGGAGACGTACACCGTGGGGAACCAGGACGAGTTCTGGGCCGTCACCGGGGTGACAGACGGCAACGCGCCCGCCCCGATATCAATCAGGGTGATTTTCCGTTCTTGCATGGGGTTACCTGTTGAGGGTTTCGCGGATAGCGGAGCTGTTGCTCGTGCGTACGCCCGACGTGGTCACGCGCAGTAGCTCGCGGAGCACCTGGTTCTGTTCGGCCAGCAGGGTGTTGCCCTGCTGCACGGCCGCCGTCGTCTCGGCCTGGCCCTTCCCATCGACCACCAGGTCGAACACCGCCCGGCTGAAGTTGTCCGGCAGCGCCTCGATCACGTCAGCCAGCTTGCCCATGCTGGTGCCATCCTCGAGGTCGAGGTTGCCCACCTTCATGCTGTCGATCAGGCCGGTGACCTGCCCGTAGAGGCTGTTGTAGTCCTGGCCACTGGCGTAGAGGTTCCGACCGAAGCCCAGAGCGGCCTGTGCGGCCGCCTGCGCCGCGCTGCTGTCGCCGCCGGACACGGCGCGCTCCAGCTCGCGCATCGTCTCCTGCAGCTTCTCCTGATCGGTCAGCGGCGACAGGTCGCTGATCGACAGCCCGTACTTCATCGCCTTCTTGTCAGCGTCGATCTGGGCTTGGAGCTTGCCCATGTTGGTCGCCCGCAGCGCTTCGATCTTGGCCAGGTCTTCCGCCCGGGCGCCGGACAAGCCGAGCGCCTTGGCGTAGTCGTTGGCCGCCTTCACCTGCTGGCGGTACGTGCGCTCGATCGTGAGCGCCTGCGACTGGTACTGCGTCAGGTTGCCCGTAAGCAGCTGGGTCGAAACGTCGGCCATCAGTGCGCCATAGTCCCGCGCTGCACCGGTGAGCCGGGCATAGGCCTCGTTCATGGTCTCGCCGGCTCGCGCCAGATCGCCCATGCGCTCCACCACCTTGGTGATCGTCCCGCTGCCACTGCTGTTCCATAGCTGCGTGGCATTGGCGATATCGGCCTGGATGGCCAGCGTAAGGCCGGCCACTTCGTTGAGCTTCGAAGCGTCGGCCCGGTACTTCTGGGCAATGCGCTCGATCTCGTCCGCCGCGCCGTAGGCCTTGGCCACCCCCAACATGTTCTCGCCCGCCAAGCGCTGGGCGAAGGCCTCTTCCGCCTCGTAGTAGACGCGACCGGCGATCTGGCCAAACTGCTTGGTCAGATTCCCACTCTTGTCGAACTCCTGGCGGAAGCTGCCGGCGATCATCGGCGGAACCTTGATGCCCAGCGCCGCGGCGCCCTGGCCCATGGCCTTCTCGATCTGATCGAACAGATCGCGCACCGACTGCAGTGCAGCGTCATCCATGGACGTGCTGTTGGTGCGGCTCTTGGAGCCACGGAACAGGCTGCGCTTCTTCGACTGGCTGGTCTCGTTGACGCCCGACACGCCACCATCGCCGATGCTGAACTGGCTGGCGCCGCCCGTCGTCTTCCAGCTGGTGCCGAACAGGCCGCCCCCGGTGACCTTGTCCAGGGCAAAGGCACCCAAGCCGATCCAGCCGGCCGGCCCGATGCTCTTGAGCCCGCCGGTCAGCGCGCCCATCAGCCCTGAGCCGCCCTTGTAAGCGGCCATGCCGGCGGAGATGGCGCCGCTTACGGCATTCCCGGCAAAGCCGCCGGCCAGCGTGGAAAGGCCCTTGGTGAACAGGCCGTCGCCGCCTTGCATCCCCATCATGCCGCCGGCAAGCGCGCCACCCCAGTTGATGCCCGCCAGCGAGGACGCCTTGCCGCCAGGGCCGGCGAAGGCTGGCATGTTATTGCCGAACCCCATCATCGACGCCGGGTCCGTGCGGGTGCCTGTGGCGATGCGCGGCTGGAAGCCTGCAGCGGCCTGGCCCTTGGACACCAGCGCGGCCACGCTGGCCAGATTCAGGCCGCCGGCGGCGGTGCCATTGCCGGACAGAATGCTGTAACCGACCCGATCAAGGATGCTCGCTTGGATTGGCAGCACCAGCTTCTGCTGCAGCAGCTGGCGGGCAAGGTCGCGCAGGCCCTGCTTGGCTACGTCCTTCATGTCGCCCCACAGGCTGCGCCAATCGCGCATCCCGCCGGCAACGAAGTCCGCCATGGCATCGGCGGCATCGCCGACACCGTAGATCACCACGTTGGCCCACGCCTCGACATTGGCCGCGGCCTCTTCCATCTGCAGCGACAGCGCAGCGGAAGCATCAGCCGCGGCCAGCATCGACCGCTCGTATTCTTCATAGCTCGCCGCGCCCTTCGCCAGCGCCAGCGCTTCCTTGCCACCGGCGGCCTCCACCGCCTTCTGCAGCTCCTGGCGCATGTCACGCTCGTTGAGCAGCTGCCGGCGGTAGAGCTCCCGCGCACGGCCGATCTTGCCCAGCATGGCCAGCTCGCCGTCCATGGTCGCCAGCAAGGCCTCCGGGCTGGTCATGGCCCGATCAACCTCCGCCGCCACCTTGGCGTATTCCATTGCGCTTTGGGCCATCAGCACGTTGGCATCGGCCTGGGCGATATTGCCCTTGGCCAGCGCGGCGTTGTACTCGGCCATGTTCTGCAGGTGCTTGGCCATCGCCTCGTCGAGCGGGCCGTTCATCGCCGCTGCGGCCAGTTCCGCCTGCTGCCGGTAGCGCTCAAGCGCCTCGGTCGCCGCCTTGTGCTCTTTGATCGCCGCCTTGTCGCCGGCCTTCGAGGCCTGAGCAGCCTTCTGCGCCACCTCCGTCTGGCGGATCAAATTCAAGCCCAGCGCGATCTGCTTGTTGTACTCAGCGCGCTGTTCCGCGCTCAGCTTGTCCGCGCCGCCGGCGGCGTTGATCTTCTGGCCAACGTCGACCATGAAGGCCGCCTCGGCGCCTTGCTTCAGGCGCACCAGGTTGACGAGCTGGCCATCGATGCTGGACTGCAGGGACTTCAGGTGCTGGTCGATCCCATCAGAAGCGGCCTTGGACGCCACTGCCTGGCGATTCAACGCTGCGGTGGTTGCGTCGGTTTGCTTCTCGGCCTCACCGCTAACACCTGTGAGAGCTTCCATCAACCCGCGCTGCCTCTCAAGCTCCCGGCTGCTGGTTGCAGCGGCTGCAGTCTGCTGAGTAAGCGCCTTGGAGATTGCGGCGGCCGCTGGCGACCCATCAGCCATTACCTTCCAGGCGGCCTCAAGTCCTTCGGAGAACTCGTCCGCAGTGATCTTTCCGGCACGCAGCGAGACCTTCAGCCGGTCCGTCTCTTTGATGAATGCGTCCGCCTTAGAGACGTCAGCAAAGGCAGCTGCAGCCGAGGTCATCTGACCAATTGACGCCGCAACGTCCTTATACGACTCGCTGATGCGGGCATCGAGCTTCAACAGCTCACCGGCCTGCTCCTGCTTGTTCAACTCCCGATACTTTGTAATCGTTTCGTCGAGCGTGCCGTTGAAGTCAATCAGCGCGCTGTCCGCATCCTTGGTACTGTCGCGAATCACCCACCATCCCGCTGCTGCCGTGGCAAGGGCGGCGGCGATCCCAACTGGACCTCCCAGAGCCGCGTAGGCAGATGCCAAGCCTTGTGCGGCGACGCGTGCGGCGGTTTGTGCTGCAGTAAGGCGCACGGTCGCCGGGACCATTCCCATCATGCCGACCGAAGCCCGATTAGCCACGACTGCATTGGTGGCCCAGAGCGTGTTTAGAGCTGCAATTCCCTTCGTCAGCTTTCCGCCGGCGTAGAACACGCCCAAGCCGACGCCGAGCGGAACGGCGGCCGCTGCCACGACGTTGAGGTTCTGGGCAAACGAGTTGACCGCCGCCGTGGCCGCGGCGATGCCTCCGCTCTGCGCCTGGCTGCCGAGCAGATCGTTAAATGACTCTTTCAAGCCATTGAGGGCACCGCCCAGCGTCTCACGCGCAGCCTTGCCGGCGCCCGCGTAGGACTCTTCCATCACCCCCATTACGATGGCCTGAGCCTCGCCGAGTCGCCCAGCTGCCTCCAGTGACGCCAGCATGTCCTTCTGCTGGGCGGTGAACTTGAAGCCTTGCTTCGTCAGCGCTGAGACACCCTCTGCCGGGTACTCCAGTGCCTTGCCAATGGTCTCCGCAGACTGAGTGATGTTCTCACCCAATCGCACGGACTGATCAATCGCCAACTGCAGCGCGCGCGGGAAGTTCTCCCCCACGATGCCGGTGTAAGACAGCAAGCGCGTCTGTGCATTTACAATCTCGCCCGACGAATGGACCGTCGCCTTCGCCATCTTGTCAGCCATGTCGATCAGCTGCTTGCTGTTGAAGCCGGCAGCCTGCCCGGTGGATTTCAGGGCCGCATTCAACTGGGCCAGCTCGTTCTGAGCGTTCACGGTTTCGGTGATGAACTTACCGAGAAGCGCGCCGCCGCCGATCGCGCCGAACCCCTTTGCCAGCGTGGCCATGCTTACTTCGATGCTGGTGACAGACAACTTGGCGTCGCGTGCAGCCTGGGCGAAGCTATCTGACATCTCGCGCTGCATCTGCCGCATGGCTCGAGCAGATCGATCCGACGCGCGCGCAGCTTTTCCCAGGTCACGCTCGAAACTGCCGGTTTCGGCGAGCAGGTCAACGGTAAGGGTGTAGAGAGCCATGGTCCGTCCATAAAAAAAGGCCCGCACATGGCGGGCCTTGTTTGATTAATCCCCCCGGCACAGGCCTGGGCAGCAATCAGATTCTCGGAAGTCGCGTCAGTCGGAGAAGCACGTGCTCTCGTCCTGACCGGCAAATCTGCCGCACTTCAGCATCAGCTTCTGCAGTCCGGTCGAAGTGTTCTGTCGGTACGACGCCAGCTGCGTAGCCACCGCATCGTCACTCATTGGCAGTGCAGATGGGGTCCGATCTTTGGACGACCAAACACCCACAAAGCAGAAGCGCTTCTCCTTACACACATCCGCTACCGCACGACCGATGACATCAGCATTTCCGGCGAAGCGCTCATCGATCTCCACAAAGTGGAAGTCCCCCTGCTTCGCCACTACACGCCAAACCTTTGGTCCCGATCCCCCGCAACTGACCAGCGCTGAAAGCAGAGCCAGCACTACCAACTTCCTCATTTGCAACCTCCTTTGTTGAAATGAGAGTTTGGCATCACCGTCGAACGCGGCCAAATTAGGCGGGAATTTCTTCAAACTCCATGTATCCACTGAAGTACTGCCGGCTGATGTTCTCCGCCGACGGCAGCTGGGTGGCGTGGCCGTACATCGCAGCGCGCGCAGCCAGAGCCGGATCGAACGCCTTGGTCTGAATGTCGCGATACTGCGGCACCACGCATGCACGCTGGCGCCCAGCCATCGCCATTGCGACCGTCTCCCAGTCCGTACCGGCCAGGCCGCCTTTGCGCACCACCTCAGTCGTGCGGCCCGACAGCGTGGCGGTCAGCCGGCGGTATACCGCACCGGCCACCGTGTTCACCTGCCCGCCCTTGGTCCGCGCGTGGGTGCTGGCGTCAATCGGCGCCACCGCCCATCCGTCCGTGATCCCAACGTCCACCACGCGGAAGATCGCGATCTCCCCGACCTCAACGTGCGCCGCAGTGGTGTCGATCTCGACCGCCACGCTGCTCACCGCGGCGGTGCCGCCCGGGAACAGCCAAGCACATACGGTCCCGGTCGGTAGCCGTACGGTCTTCCCGGTGGCGCCCGCGGCCCGCACGGTGACACCAGCGGGCAGGTTCAGGCCCAGCACGGCCACGATGCCCGGCACGACAACGTCGGCCAGGGTGATGTTGATGGACAGCGCACCCGTGCGGGCGATGCGCGCCCGGCGCGCGGGCTTGCCATCGAACAGCGCCGCGCCGCCGTCTGCCGTCAGCCAGGTCCCACCTACCAGCGCCACCGACTGAGGGGCTGGCATTCCATATCCGATCAGCATGCGGTCAACCCCACATCGTCAGGACCACGTCACCCGTGGCCGGGTTGCGCTCAACGCGCCGCACCAGCACCGCCTTGCCCTCTTCCAGGCCGTACCGCGGGTAGGACAGGCGGCCGACTTGGCCGGGCTGCGGCGCCAAGCTCTGATCGCCGCGAACCGTCACCTGGTAGAAGAACCGCTGCTGCCGGTACATGCCCACCACCCGGTCGATCTCCAACTGCGCGTCAGCCGCGTCCCAGAAAAGGGAGATCACCGGATCTGCCGCGTCCGCGCGGCGATAGTGCTGGTGTAGCACCCCGCCGCCGTATACCTGCGCGCGGAACAGGCCGGTCAGCTCGTCGCGGCGCGCCTGCGGTACGTCCACCACATCCGTGACCAGATCCGAGGCGGCCAACGCCTGAGCGTTCGGCCGGTACGCCATGCGGCGGGTCAGGTTTGGCGCGTCGTCTGGCACCGCGAGCAGATCCTCGGCCAGGTCGTTGGCCGTGAGCTCGAACGCCGGGGCACCGGAGAACGTCTCGGGGGCTACCACCCGGGTGAAGCGCAGCACGCCGGTGGCGTCCTGGTAGCAGGCGGCACCATAGCTCGGCAGGATGGCGTTCATTGCTTCCCGGCCGGTGATCGCGTTGCCGGCGTAGTAGCCGACGCCCGCGTAGCCGGTTGCAGCATCCACCGCGGCGCAGTCGCCGGCCGACCATGAGGTTTTGCCCAGGCGGCCCATGATGTCGGCGATCGCCTGCTGGAGGGTGGCCGGGCGCTGGCCGGGCCCAACGCTGGAAAGGTCGGCCACCACCGGCGTGACCGGAGGCGACTTCATGATCAGCTGCTGCCCGTCGGGCGACAGAGAGAACGTGCCCGGCTCCATGAGGTCACCGCGGTCCATCACCGCATCAGCGTAGACCAGGCCGTCGGCCACGAACATCGCCGTCGCATCCGAGTTAGCACCCATCACCGGCACGCTGGCCACCGCACCGATCACAACCGGTTGCGGCTTCCACGCCAATGCGGCGATGTTCGGCATGAACACGCCGCGGTTGATCGTCTCGTCCAGATCGTCGTGGGCATCGCGGAAGTGAACCGTTTTGCTGCCGTCGTCGTTGATCTCGATGCGATCCACCGTGAATCGGAACACTGCCGCCGTGTCGGCCAGCATGCCGGCAGAGCTACCCGACCGGATCTGGACAGGCATGCCCGAGGCACCGGACAGGGCCAAGCCGTCGAGCAGGCCATCCGCATCAAGCACAACGCATTCGGCGGCACTGGTCTGGGTGACCGGATTGCCACCCCACGGCCAGAAGTTGATCTCGCTGATCAGGTTCACCCCTTCGGCGATCAGCCCCTCGTACCGAGCGTTGGCGGGCAGGTCGCCCGGTGCGCTCAGCCAGTCGGCGTCGGACAGGCGGGTGACGGGCCCGGAGGCCGTGGCCACCTTCCAGCCGGCGAGTGCAGCCGGGCCTCGCGCGTTCCACTGTCCGGCGTTCACCACCATGCACAGACCACCGGCCTTGCTTGCCGCGAGGGCGCCTGCAAAGTGCAACGGGCCCGCCAGGGTGATGTCGCGCTGATGCACCTGCGTGGCGCCCAGGTAGAGCTGCAGGCGGGTCTGCATGCCGAATACCACCCTCAGACCAGCGATATCACCGTGCTTGGCGATCGGTAGGCCGCTGGCCACAGCCGCGCCGTTCAACATCACCCGCCCCGTTCCCAGCTCCCAACCGACCCCCGCGGCCGTGGCCCCGGGGTAGGAATTGAGCGGCGCCTCCGCGGTAACGACGCCGATCACGGCCGCCATCGGGTCGTCGCCCCATACTGCGACCTCGACCCCCACCGTGCCCGTGCTCTGCGCCACGTCCGACTTGGCCATGCGGTTGATGTTGGCCGCCGCAGTAGTGGCGAGCGTAAGGCCGCCGTCTCGTGCAGCCAGCAGCGGGCCGATGGGAACCGCCGCGAAGCGCCCGAAGTTGTCAGCCATTGGTCATCCCAGTGAATCGAACCAGTCCTGGGCCTCGTCGTCGTCCGATCGTGGCACCAGCACGTCAATGAAGTCCTGCATGCCGCGCTTCGTGCCTCCCTGGCTGTGAGCGGCGGAGGTAAAGGCAGCGAATGCGGCCGGCCTGATGTGCAGCCCCACCGGATCGATGGGGTTTCGCTTGTGGAACTCCCACCACCGCAGGAACTCCTTGCGCGACATGGTTCCGCGCAGCTCGGCGACCGTGCGGTGCAGATGGCCAGCCAGCACATGCCAGAACCAGTCCTCCCCCCGCTGCCTTAGGCGTTTCCCGCCTCGGCCTGGGCGTCAGCAGCCTTCTCGCCGAAACCCGAATGTTTCATGGCCACCTGCTGCAGCTCGGCGGCTACCAGTGGCTTCAGCTGCGCCGCCTGGGCGGCCGTCATCACCGACTTGCCGTTCTCGTCGCAGATGGTCGCCGCGATCAGCTTGGCGCGATCGCCGTCCTGGAAGAGCTTGCGGAACTCAGCATCCGGCAACTCGCGCACATGGAACTGCGCCTTGTCGCCGCTGGGCAGCGTGATGGTGTCTGCATGCACGTCCTTGGACGCAAACATGCCCAGGCTGGTGAAGGCCTGCAGCACGGTCTGTTCGGTGGCGCGCGTATCGGTCGCCGGGGTGTCGTTGGTCTTGCTCATGGGCCGTTTCCTGAAATGGTGGCTGGGCGCGCAGGCCGCGCACGGCTAACACGCAGGGGATCCCGCGCGCCCGGCCAAAGAGAAGGCCCGCCGAAGCGGGCCGAAAGAGAGAGCGCCGTTGCGCACGTCAGGGCGCCGGACGGTGGGTGATCACAGCACCGGAGCCGCGGATGGTGATGGTCGCCTTCCAGATGTCGTTGTCGGCAACCTGGACCGCGAAGTTCTGCACGAAGCCCTTGAACTGCTTGGAGACGACGTCTTCCGGCGGCGTGATCACGCCATTGACGGCTACGGGCTTTTCCACACCCTCGGTTTCAGACTTCGGCGCGGTGACCAAGAAGTCCACGACTGCGCCGCTCGTATGCAGCGCCTCGATCTTCTCGTGGTCTACGGCGTCGTAGTTGATTTCGATGGTGGTGCTGCCCGTGGCCTTGCGGCCGGCCACGAACTGATCCCAGTCATCGTCGAAGTCGGAGACGTCGATTTCCGATGCCTGGCCATCCGGGAAGCCAACAGAGCGCAAACGGGTCACCTTTGTGACCTCTGCGAGCGCGGTGGCGATGAACAGCTGGGTGTGTTTGGACTTCAGAACGCCCATTTCGGTTTACCTCTTCTGTGAAGCCCGGTCGCCGGGCACAAAAAAACCGGCTTGCGCCGGCGGTTGGGGTGCGATGTTGGAGGGCTACCGGATGGCCAGCAGCCGCACGTCAAAGGAAATGCCGAAGGCACCGGTGTCGTCGTCGTCAGGCGTGGGGTTGTAGGACTCGATGCTGCCGTGCCGCTCCACCTCGTCGCGAATGGCCACCGCAGCGGCGTTGGCCTGGCTCGCGCCGTCGCCCCATACGGTCAGGCGCACCCGCCAGCCGTCCGCCGGCGGTGGGTCTGAAAGCTGCGCCAGTGGCGAGCCGCCTGCGACGCCCCACGTCGCGTAGGGCAGCGACGCGCCCTCGGGCGCCACACTGGGCCACACGCGAATCGGGTCGCCCAACAGCGCGCGCACAGGGCCGCTGGCCTGCAAGATCGATTGGATCAGAGGAACCATCACAGCACCCAGCCTTGTCGTTTCAGCGCGCGAGTGATCGCGATCCACGTCTCATTGATGATTGCCTGGGCCGCTTGCGGTCCGCGAGCCTCCGCTGAGGGCGTCAGGAATGGCTTTGCCGCCATCTTCTTGGTCCCGAACTCAACGTGCCGCCAGTAGTGCGCCCAGCCCGTCGTTTCATAGACCTTGCCGACGCGCCGTAGGCGCTGGTTGCGCTTCGTGTTCGAGTACTTTGCCTTTCTGCCGACCCGGACACCGACGGTGAAGTACTCCCCGTCCTTGCCCACGCCTGCGCGGCTCCGGTTTCTCGCGTTGGCCCTGCGGACAACGATCTCGCTGGCAAGGAAGCCGGAATGCTTCACCACCCGGTTCCGCGCCTCATCACGGATGATGTTGCCGCCCTTGCGCATGCCGGTGCGCAGTGGCTTCCCACGGACCTCGTTCGGCAGGCCGCGCAGCGTCGTCAACAGCCCCTTCAGACCATGAAGCTGTAGTTCCTCAGCCATCCGACACCCCCGCATCCACCATGAGGTTGATGTGGCTGCGGGCAGTGGGATCCGGCAGCACCGCGCGAATGGCGTACACCTGGCCGTCGAACATCACCCGCATGGTGTTGAGGACACCCGGCAGATATGGGATCTCCATGCGTGCCGTCACCTGGCCATGCTCGGCACTTGCCGCGGTGAACTCGCGCCCCGACAGCGGCACGACCTCCGCTGGCACGTCCCTGTGCCAGTCTTCCCAGGCCTTCCGGTCGCCGCCGAGCTGATCACGCACCGTAGTGAAAACCTGAAGAGTGACGCGATGCCGGTACTTGCCCGCCCGCCTCATGGGAACACCCGACGGTAGGGGAACATCAGCCGATCCACGGTTGGGTTCTCCACGTGGATTGTGCCGGTGATGCCCGCCTCACGGTTCGCGTAGAGGTCGCCGACGAGCAGGAGAATTGCCGCCCGTAGTGGCGCTGGCACCGGGCCGGGCACAGTGTCGAACAGCACGGGGTACTCACCGGGAGCACTGGTGACAGTGCCCGGCTCGATGGGAAGCGGCGCGCGCCGCTCGCCTACAGGGCTCCATTCGTAGCTGGCCACCACCAGTGCGTAGGCGGTCGCGCGCTCAACCACCTCACGGGCGGCCACGATCAGGGCACCTATCAGGAGATCGTCGGCGGCATGGATCACAGCCAGGTGCGCTTTCGCTTCCACCAAGCTCACCGGCTCTTCAGTGGCTGGGGCTCGCGTACGCAGCATGGATCAATCCCCTTCAGCGGACGCTACGGCATTGGGATGGGTGTCGATGAAGCCGCCCGCCTCGATCACGGCGGCGTGTGCAGCTTCGAATTCCCGCACCTCGCCGCAACGCCCGAAGGCGTTATCGCTCAGCACCAGGCCGCGCACCTTTTTGCCCGGCGGGAGGTGAGTCGTAGGCGGCTGCTCGTCCTGCCCCTGGGGCTGGACGGGGTCCGCGACTGTCTCCGCACCGGGCGCTGCCGCCGCGCCGTCCGCGACGGCAGAACTATCGGCAGCTGCTTCGGCACTGACGCCGTCCGGCCCTGCAGCTGGATCGCTATCGGGTGCGGTGGCGACAGCAGCCTCCTCCGCGCTGGCCACCTCAGTGACAGACGCATCTGCCGCGGCAGCCGGGCCCGCTGCAGCTTCGCTGGCGGGCAAGGCTTGGGATTTCTGTTTTGCCATGGTCCTGCTCCTGGTACAGGCCAGGCGGTCAGCAGACCGCCCGGCCATTCAAGGGTGCCGGCTTACGCCGCGGCACCGTGCTGGAAGGTCTTGACCGCGCCCCCCACGTCGATCAAGTTGCCGCCGGTCCGCATCCAAGCAAGGAAGCCCACCTGCCCCTTCTTGATGTAGGCCGAATCGTTGAAGCGGAACAGCGTCACCGCCATCACATCGCGGATCTTGTAGTAGCTGAAGTCACCGAAGACGATCGACTTGGCACCAGCTGCCGGGCTGGCCATGTGCTGGTTGATCTCGATATCACGGTTCAGCAGACGATCCGGAGCACCGCCCGGGTTGCCCTGTTCGTAGCCCGGCACGAAGATCGGGCGGCCGCTTTCGTCCTTGACCTTGCGGACCATCTTCAGCATGTCGTCGTGGAACATCCACTTACCGTTGGCGCGGTATGCGGGGTCGATGCTGTGCTCGAGGTCGATCAGGTCGTCATACAGGATGAGCGGAATGGCAGACGCCGCGCCGATCTTGCCGTTGCTGGCAGCAGTGATGAGACCCATCGGCTGGCCGACGCCGGTGCCCACCGTGTAATGACGGTTGGTGACGCGACCCAGTCGGGTCTGCAGGCGGCGGGTAATGAAGCCCTCGATGTCGGAGGTCGTGTCCTGCAGCAGCTCCCAGGGCACCGTGACGACCTTGGAGCTGTACTTGTGCACGCCCAGGCCCTTGGTGCCGAACTCGACGTCATCGTCGGTCGCCGACTGGTTCTCCGCGACGACCTCACCCTCTTCCGAGGTGCCGTCACTGGTGGGGTACTGCATCGGCTCGCCGCCGGCGGTGGTGAAGACATCCGCCACACGGCGCATGCCGCCGAAGTCCTTCAGGGCTTCGAGGATCTGCGCTGCGAGTGTGGTCGGGACGGTATAGCCGCCCTGTTCCGGGTTCACATTCGGGTTGCCGCTCATTGCGGCGTTGACCTGGGTCCAGTCTTCCGCACTCAGGGCCTTGTCGCCACCACGAGCCCACTTGTCGAAGAGCTTGCGGTCCTGCGGACGCTCGCGGTTGCTGGGCGCGTCGTGCTCGCGAACGCCGGCATCGCGCAGGTGGTTGTCCGCGGTCAGGTCCATGACCTTCTGGTGGCGCTCGATGGACGCGTCGATACGCTCGATTTCTGCGATGTTGGTGTCGTATTTGGCCTGGTTCTCGGCGGTCCAGTTATTGCCATCACCGGTGCTGGTGTCCAGCAGGTTGCGGGTTTCCTTTGCCAGCGCGGTGCGGCGCTCCCGCTCGGCCTGAATGTTAAGGGGCATGTGTCAGTTTCCTTTGGGCGAAAAAAAACCGCCTTGCGGCGGCTGATGAACTGCGGGCGGGAGTCGCTTACGCAGGCGCGCGCTCGAGCAGCGCAAGGCGCCGATCAAGCCCGGTTCGATGGGCGGCGATGGCGGCATCGTCATCGCTGGCTGTGTTCTTGGGCTTCCCGAGCGCAGCCGGGGCGTTGTTGTAGGCCGAAAGATCCCAGCTGTTGCTGGCGCCCTTTTTGCCTACCACTTCCACCACCCGGTCGGCGAAGCCGTGCTGCACCGCCTCATCAGCGGTGAACCACGTCTCTTCGTCCATCCACTGCACAATCTGCTCGGAAGTCTGGCCAGAGCGGCGGGTGTAGTCGCCAGCGAGGCCAGCATCGATCTTGGTCAGCAGCTCGCCGGTTTTCGACATCTCGGCCTTGTTGCCGATCGCAATCGTCCAGGCGTTGTGGATCATGAACTGCGCGCCTTGGCTGATTTCCACCTCATCGCAGGCCATGCAAAGGCCGGTCGCGGCAGAGGCTGCGATGCCGTCGACGTGGGCAACCACCTTGGCCTTGTGCTGAGCAATGGCCGTCATCATTGAGCGCGACGCGAACACATCACCGCCCGGGGAATCGATCCGAAGGTGAATCGTCTCCACGTCCATCGCGGCCAGCTCACGCACAAAGGCGGTTTCGTCGATATCGCCCCACCACCCGCCGATCACCCCGTGCAGGTAGATGGTGGCCACACCGTCGCCTGCTTCGGCGCGGAGGGGCTTGGAGGCGTTCGCGTTGTTACGCGCGAGCTGCAGTAGCTTCGGGATCGGCATCGTCATCAGTCCTATCGGGATCGTTCTTGTTGGCAGGCTTGGCCGCCTCGGTAGGCAGGTACAGCGTGTCTCCGCCGGGGATCGGCGGCAGGTTCTTCAGGCGGCGAACCTCGTTGACGTACATCCAGCCTTGGGCGCCTGGGCCGCCGAGCGCCTTGCTGAAGTACTCCGCTTGGGCCTTGGAATCACCGGCCATGAAGCCGTCGACGTTGTGTTCAACGTAGAACCGCTCCGTCCGGAACAGCTTGCGGTTCAACTCATCCTTGACCCGCTTCAGATGGGAACCCAGCGTGTACTTCACGAATCCTATGCCCATGGATTCGATGCCAGTGCCGAAGCTACTGGCCTTCGTCGTTTCACCGATCATGTGCGGCGGAACGCCGAAGGCGCGGGCGATGTCGATCACCTGCCACTGTCGCGATTCCAACAGCTGCTGGTCCACAGCGGACATGGTCAGCTCTTTGACGTCCAGGCCTTCCGTCAGGATCAGGGGGATGCGGCGGTTCCCTTGGATGCCTCCGTACTTCTTCACCCAGGCATCGCGGAAGCTTTCCTGCATGTCCGGCGTCATTTTGCTGGTGGAAGTGATCGCCACCTCCGGCTTGCCGCCCTCGCTGAAGAACTTGCCGGCGTGTTCGTCACCTTGAATGGCGATGCCGATTCCGTTCCGGGCACCCCACTGAATCACCGACATCGATGACACGCCGTTGAAGCCGAAGCCCGGGATGTGCAGCACGTCATCCTGATCCACCGTGAAATAGCCGATGGTGTCGTGGAACGTGTACTGCAGCCGGCGCGGTTCCTTCGGGCTGGAGCGCTCCTGTTCCAATATCGTTACCCGATCGCGTGGCCAAGGGATCAGGCCGGTTACCGCGCCGCTGCGGTTGCGGGGGGCGTAGGCGATGCCGTCTCCGCGCAACAGCATCTGGGAGATCAGGAACTCCCAGGCGGTAGATGCGGACCATGCCGGGCCGAATTGCTCGTTCAGGATCCACCAATAATCGTGCTTGGCGCGCTGGCGACCGTCGTCCATCCGCTCGAATACCGGCAACGGCAGCTGTGCGATCGAGCCAGCGATCAGGCTCACGCAACTGTAGACGGCCGCCACCCGCATCGCGGTCTTGTCGGTTACAACAGCGCCAGATGCCGTCGCGGGGTTTCCGAAGACCTCAAACATCCGAAGATCGGACGAGGCTACGGTGTCCCCCTCAGTCAACGCATTTACGGTCGGAGCCTTGGCCCGGAGCGCGCGTTCTATACCGAGGGCAACATCCAAGCGGTTGCGTGCGATTTTTGCGCTCATCAGTCCATCACCACGAAGCCTTGTTGAATTTGACCGGTGTCCTGCGCTTGCATCGCGCGGGCCATGGCCATGATCAGCGCCACCGCGCCGTCGATCTTGTTGTCGTTCGATTCCTTCCGGGGGTACACGTGCTCCTTCGCGTCTATCCGCGCCACCACGTTGCCCATCATCCAAGTCAGCGCGGCGTTGCCGTCGTGCCACAGCTGGTGGGACAAGATCAGGGCCTCCACTTCCTTCATCGGCTCGGAGAGGTTGCGGACCGACTGGGCCATCTCCACCACTGGCAGGCCCTCTTGGCCAAGCCTGGTCATGACGTAGGTGGCTTGGGTCGGATCGAAGGCGATGTCCTGAATGTCGATTCCGCGTGCCGCCAGCTCCTTCAGCTCTTCTTCGATGAAGGCGTAGTCGGTCATGTTCCCTGGCGTTGCCACCATCAGGCCTTCCAGCACATACAGCTGGTAGCGCTCGTTTTCCTCTACCGCCGCTTCCGGCACGTAGAAGCGCGGAACAACGTAGAAGGAGCCGTCCTTCTCGAACAGCATCACCACCGCCGCAACGTCCAGCTTCGATGCGAGATCGACGCCGACCCAGCAGCGGCAGCCGTCGAAGTCGTCGAGGTCGAACGACCGCTTCTGCCGCTGCCACGCCAGCATGTTCATCCAGGCGAGCTTGGCGCCCACCCAGTCGTTCAGGTGCTTGGTGCGGAAGGCGCTTTGCTTGCTGGCAGACCGCTTGGCCTGCGCCAGCTGCGCCAACAGGAACTCTTCGAAGACCGAAACACCGTAATTGGGGTTGGCCTTGCGCAGGCTCGCCGGATCGTCCCACCGGTCGCCCTCGTCGATGCCGAAGATCATCCCGAAGATGGTTTCGTCGGTGACCTCGCCTTCCAGAATTCGGATCACATCGCGCCGCTTCTCGTAACACGGCCCGCCCAGGTTGGTCCCGGCGGTGGTGATGATCCCGAGCAAGGGCTGCTCTCGCGCGCCCATGCCAGTCTGCATCGCATCGACCATGTGGTCGGTGTCGTGCTCGTGGTATTCGTCCACCAGCGCCGCGTGTGGGCTGGAGCCGTCACCGGGCTTGCCGATCATCGGCTCGAACTTTGACATGTCCTCCATGACAAACATGGAGCCGGGGTTCTTCGGGTTGCCCGACTGCTCGATGCCGAAGCGCGCGCGAAGTGCGGGCATCTTCTGAACCATCTGCCAGGCCGGCCGGTAGACCTCGAAGGCCTGCTTTTCGCTGGTGGCGCCCGAGTAGATCTCGGCGCCGGCCTCGCCGTCGGCGGCGAACAGGTACAGGCCCCGTGCCGCAAGGCGCAGCGACTTCCCGTTCTTTCGGGGGATCTCTTCGTAGGACTCGCGGAACCGGCGCATGCCGGTGGACTTGCGGACCCAGCCGAACAGGTTGCACTCGATGAAGTGCTGCCACGGCTCGTACACCAGGCGCTGCTTTTTCGCCGCCCACTTGCCCTTGGTGTGGGGCATCAGCTCCTGGAACTTGACCGCGCGATCGGCCTTGGCCGCGTCGTACTTGTACGGCCAGTCAGGGCCCGTGCGCTTCAGGTCATCCAGAAACCGCTGGCAAGCCAGGATGATGTACCGTCCGGCCGGAATCTTCCCGGCCACCACGCTGCGTGCGTAGGCCTTGGCAGATTCGCTCGGGGTCATGCATCAGAACTCGTCGAATGGATTGCCCCCCTGGGGCTTCTCGGTCCCGAGCTTCTGGCGATCCGCCGGCGTGAGGCCGAGCCGCGCCAGGCAGCCGATCAGGTGCGAGTACTTGGCCGCCTTGAAGTCGGCGCGGTTCGCGCGGAACTCGGCCAGCAGCGACGCGGCCACCTCCATGACGAATCGGTCCGCGCTGGTCAGCACCCCCGGCAGCGAGCACTTGTCCAGCTCCTTCCAGACTTCAACCACTTCTTCGGGCAGGTGCCCCGGCGGCTTGCCGAGTGCCTTGCCCGTGGTCGGGGCGACCTTTTTGTAGCGCTGGGGGTTCTTTTTCTCGGCCCCTTTTAGCTTGGCCAGCTCGGCCGGCTGCTTGTGCCTCGCCATCGGGGCCAACCTCGAAATTCAAATTCTGTGGAAATGCGACCAAAAGAGGGGGCGCGTATCGCGAGGCGTTCAGCCTCAACTTTCACCCTCCCCCCTCCCTTGGCGACCTCCGCCGTGGAACGCGTCACGCCCGTTGGGGTTCCACGCAGCCCGCCCGAACCCGCCGTTCTCGCGCGCGGTCTTCGCGCTGTGGCAGGGTCTGCAAAGGGACTGGTGGTTGCCCGGGTCGTTGTTGGCGTCGTCGCCGTCGATGTGGTCTACATCCGTTGCCGCCTTGACCCTGCCCAATGCAGCGCAGTGGCGGCAGAGCGGCTCCCGCGCCAGGTGGGCGGCCCGCATCTTTCGCCATGCGGCCGAATTGGTCGGCAAGGCACGGCGTGCCTGTCGCCGCCGCACCTGCCGTGCTTCTTCCTTGTAGGGCTTCCAGCCCGCAGGCCGGTGCTGAGCGGGCCTGGTCGGCATCAGTAAGGGTTCCCGTCCATGTCGGTGCGTTGCGGCTCGGGCGCGGCGTCTGCGTCGGGCATCGGCACCCCGAGTTCCTCGCCCAGCAGCAGCACGACCGACTGTGTGAGCAGACCGATGTGTTCAGCCTGCTGGGCGATCTGTCGTCCCTGCTCCACGATCGTGGCGTGCTGCTGCTCGGCCAACGACAGTAGGCGGTCTATGCGCTCGTCCATCAGAACTCCTCGACGGCCCAACCGCCTCCGTCCCGCTTCGGCTTCACCCGGACCGCAATGAAGCGCATGGGGTAAAGCGCGGCAGCCATCTTGATCTTGACCCTGGCATCGTCCATCCAGAAGCCTTTGACCTCGTGCAGCTCCATCACGCCATCAGCGGCTAGCACCGCAAAGTCGGGCGTGTAGAACATGCCGTCAGCCAGGCGCAGCTTGATGCCCTCGAACTTGTGCCACTGGATCTCACCGGCGGCCTCTAGCTGGCGTAGCCGCTCCGCGTAGGCGGCCTCGGTCTTGTTCATCTGGCCGACCTTGAGCCGGCCAAGGGCCAACATGGCCTTGCCCTGCCCCGCCATCAGCGCGGGCTGCGGCGGCGGACCTGGGCCTTGGCCTTCTTGCTCTTGGGCAGCGGAGGCAGGCGGTCCTGCACTTCGATCAGCACCCCATTGATCGCGGCCAGCTGGCTGGTGAGCGAACTGATCTGCGAGCCGGCAGCGGAATCGACATCCTCGCCGTGCGCCTTGACCGCGGCGAGCTCGCTGCGCAGGGCCTCACCTTCCACCTCGAGGGCGCGCAGGCGCTGTGCAAGCCGCTGGGAGAGAGTCGGCCACAGGGTAACGCCGAGTACTTTGATGGTTCGGGACATGGTGATCTCCAAGGATCAGGGGCGCTCGGCGCCGTTGATGGCCGCCTCGACGGCCCGGTATCGGTCTACGGTTTCGTCTCGTTCGGATTGGGCGAGCTCGCAGGCCCGTACAATTCCAGCCGCACCGCTCCGGCGTAGTCGGTCTTGTTCTGCAGCCGCTGCGGCAGCGGCGGCACCGTCGGCCAGGCGGCTGGTTTCGCAACTGGCCCAGTGGCCGCGCAGCCGGCCAAGCTCACCATCGCGGCCAGCAACAGCAGCCGCGATGCGCTCTTGATAGTCAGCATTGATCTTTTCCTCTCGCACGTTGGCGGTATCTCCCGCCTGCTGGACGCCTACTACCTGGACGCGATCGACAGACCGCGCCACCTGCTCCCCAGCCAAGGCCTCCCGTCCGTCGGCAACCTCAGCCGTGGCCGCACTGAGAGCCGCGCGATCGCCGCGCCATGACCAGCCTGCCGCGAACGACAGCAAACAGCACACGAGCCATGCGATCAGTAGCCCAACGAGCACGTGGCCCCGGCTCACGGGGCAAGCTCGGCAACGCACTTGGCGTGCCGCTCCAGCTGCCGATCCCACACTCCCCAGCACACCTTGTTGGGCTTGCCGTTGATCAGCGTCGAGCAGTCGTATCCACCGGCGCGCTTCCACAGCAGAAGGGCATCACAGGCGGCACGGTAGTTGCCCACCAGCAGCTGGCGCCGCATAGAAGATGCCTGCCAGTTGCCTGTCCCGTACTGGTACGTGAAGTCCAGATAGAGGTCGTACTCACCCTGCGTGAGGTACACGCCAGGGAGCGAGGCGCGGAATCGCTTTTCCTCGCCGGCGATGTGCGCCTGAGCCGTGTGCAGGGCGCGATCAGGGGTGATTCGGTCACCGAGCCGCACCGGCGTCCCGTCGGCGTGGAAGGTCGATCCGAAGCCGACGGTGGGGCGGTCGTTCTTGGTGGGGATGACGGCCGTATCGGTATAGCCCTCCCTCGATACGATCGCGACCAAGCCGGCAGCGCTCAGGACCAGAAGCGCCACGAGCGACCGACCCGGCGCGCCACCGGGCCGGCTCATGCCTTGGCCGCCTTGGCAGCCTGCCGCCACTCGCGCACCCAGCGCCAAACCAGATGGGTGATCTGGCCGACCAGGTACACGACGGTCAGGATCACGACCAGGCGGTCGAGGTTGACGCCGCCGGCGACGGCCCCGGCCACCGCGACCGGCGGCGTGACCTTTGCCGCAGCACTCGCCGCGGTGCTGATGATTTCGTCCCGCATGGTTGCCCCGTGCATTGTCCGGTTCGGCATATCGCCCCTCCCGGTTTGGTCAATAGGTGCCCGCCCCGCTGCCGGCTTGGCGCGAGGGTTAATCCGGTCTGGGAAGCGGGCAAAGAAAAAGCCCCGGCTGTGGCCGGGGCTTGCGTTTGGATAGTGGCAAGAATGCCCCTGTTTCCGATGACCCTTCAAGTCATCGCTATGCGGCGCGCGAAAGCGCCTGACTGAACTGCCGCGCAGCTTCGTTCTCTGCCGCTCGCATCTGGATGAGCATCCATTCGTACACCGGCTGCCAGAACCTGCTGTATGCCGAGCAATCGGCCCCGATGGCTACAGCACGCTTCCTGCCGCTCAGCTGCTCCAGGCCACTGCCATCGCATGCTTCGCACTCCACGACGCCGGTGCCCTCCGGCGCCGCCTGTGTCCGCGCCCCTTCGCATCGCTTGCAGCAGCCGGCAGCAGCCATTTCGCCGATCACAGCCACGGCCAGTCCGCCAAGTTGCTCCATGGTGCTGATGGGCCAACACAGCGCGCGCGTGGCCTCCAGCTTTGCCTCAGCGCGCGCAAACTCCCGGCGCTGCATGTCCGTCACCGCGTTTCCCGCCCAGCCCATGCAGGTTTTGGCGATGCCGTATTCCGTACGCGCCACACTCAGCACCTGCTGGTGTCGGTTGTACTCTGGCGCGACCAGCGCGATCACTGCCTTTCGCAGATGGTCGATGCGACGGGCCGCACTCTCTGGCCACCACAGGGCCTCCAGCAGCTCCCGGCCGAGGCCGGCGGGCACCACTCCCAGCGCCGCGGCAATATCCTGGGTGGTCAGATCCGGCGTGCCGCCACGGCCGGTGTCGAACTTCACGGTTGTTGGCCCCATCCTGCTGGACAGCAGCTCACGTACATTCCCCATGGCCTTTCCCCTTGTGCTCTCGTTGGTTGAACCCACCACTCTGACCAGCTCCAGCGCGCGCTCAGCCACCCGACACCTCCGGGCGGGCGGCAAGCAAGGCGGCGTAGCAATCTTCCATCTCGGTGTCGTCGATGGCCCGGACCTTGGTGAACCACTGCTCGACGAAGGCGCAATACATCTCGGGTGTCAGCTCCACCGGGACCAGCACGAAGCCCTCGGGCGGCGTGAGGACGGCGGCAGCCCTGCGCAGCAATCGCGGCAGCTCGCTCTCGCCAAGCAGCTCATACACCACCGCGTTCGTTTCGAGCTGCTGGATCAGCGCCCTCTTCTCGATGTCGCTCATGCCGCACGCTCCATCTGCTCCCAGTGCGCCGGCAAGCGCTGCACCCGACCACCACGAGCCAGAAACTGCTCAATCGTCTCCACCCGGGGCGCGGCCTTCACCGCGCTCGGGGCCGGCGTGTTCGCCGCCTGCATAGCGACTCTGGCAGCGCGCGACCGCTTGGGGGCTGCTACGGCCTGCTGTTTCGGCCGGCGGCGAGACCTGGCACGGCCCGCATCCCTCTCGCGCTGGCGTTCTTTCCGCTCAGCGTCGGTCAGCACCACTCGCGGCATCCCCTGCCCCGTCAGCTCGTACACAGGTCCAATCTTGGTCTCCGTGCGCGCAATGAATCCCGCGCCTACGCAGTACCGCACTGCATCGCGGACGGCCCTGCGCTGGTCAAGCGTTTCCGCAGCACACCCTTCGCAGATGGCCACCATCGTCCAGGGCGCATCGATCACGTTCGCGGTCAGCCAAGCGCGCACGGCAGCCGGGGTCGGATTAGTTTTGCTGGTCATGCTGCCTGCCTCTGTTCGTTGATGAAGGTCTGTTGGGCGATCAGCTCGTCGTCCGAACCGAATGCCTCGTGAAATTTCTTTGACCAGTGCAGCGGCGGGCCCCAGCGGTCCACCATCTGCTGCTGAGTCATGTGCTCGTGCCGGTAGCGCTGGTGGTGCCACTGGCAAAGCGCGTACCCGAAGAAGTGGCCTCGTCGGATGTTTCCGGACTTGGCGTGGTTGTATTCGCAGCCGTAGACAACGTGGCGTTGGGCCATCAGGCCTTCCGAGAACCGAACCAGACAGGCCATGCACGGGCCGGTCTTGGCGATCTCGATCCGCGCGGCCTCGGCCTTTGTCGGCGGTGGTGCGCTGGACCACATCAGGCCGCGGCCTTGGACTGCTCGGCGACTTGTTCCAGCTCGACGGCTTTCGCCAGGTAGTAGTCGTGGCGGTCCTTCCGCACCACTGAGCTGAACTGAAGGTCCACCAGCGCCTGCGCAGCGGCAGCACGCCACAGGGGCGCCTCCTGAGCCGCGGTTATGCGGGCGTCGTGCATGAAGATGTCCAGTTGGTTGTTGTGCGAGCGCATCAGGCGGCCAGCTCCCGTGCCAGTTCCTCCAGGCGCGCGCGGATCTTCGCGTTGGCGCCCGGGGAGGCCTCCACCTTCCCAGCCAACAGAGCCACCGGATTGAAGGCCGGCGTCGCCGCGGTCAGCTGCAGGTGGTCGCTCACCTGGTCGTGCGCCAGCAGCCCCTTGCTCACGGCATCCGTGAGCGCCGCATTGCGGCTGGTGAGGTCGAACCCCAGCGACGGGGCATAGCTGGCCGGCAGGCGTGCAGCGCGCGCCTCTTTCACCAGCCGGGTGTACGTCTCCAAGAAGGCCTGGCGTGCAGCGATCTTGTCGCGCGCCTGGACCAGCGGCAACGCCGTGTTCCATGCCTGCTGGGTGAGCGTGGTCCAGACCACGGTGTTGCGTTCGTCCGCTGCCTGGATGGCCACCGCCCATGCTTCGTTCGGTGCGGGGTGGCCGTCGTCGATGCGTTCCAGCACTGCGGCGAGGGACAGGCGGCCCTTCAGCTCGCGGCGGCAGCCTTCCAGCGCGCGCTCCAGCTGCGCCAGCGGGTAGCAGGACAAGTCCCGAACCATGTACGCAGCGGTGGTGGGACGCAGCTGGTCGCCGATCACCTCAGCCGTTACCACCAGTAGCTCGACGAGCCGGTCCTGTTCGTGATCAGCCAGCATTGGTCGCCCTCCCCTTGCGCAAGAGCGCCTTGGCTTCGTCGGCGGTGCTCAGATTCGATTGGGTCTGGTCCGTGTGCTGGGCACTGGTCGTCGTGACCTGCCGGCCGGTCGCCCACTGCGTCCGGTATGCCTCAGCCCCGGCCAGGAGCACGCCCAGGTCGTGCATCCGCTTCACGGCGTACTGCTCGTTGACGCTCAGGAACCAGCCGGCCACATGCGGCGCCTCTTCCCGGCCCAGCCGCTTCACCAAGTCCCGCACGTTGGTGTTGACCTTGGCGTTGCGCACCGGATCCACGCCGTGCCGCAGGCGGTATGCCGTGCGGTAGGCCGCCCACGTCTGCTTGCAGGCTTCCTGCATCTGCGTTTCGAGGTCCGCCTTCGACAGCGGCGCGGCCAGCGCCGGAACTTGCGGTTCTTCTGACGGTTCAATGAGGGTTATATGACGGTTAGGCGGCACGGGGCGCACCTCCAGACCTGCGCCCCCTGCCTCACCCCCTGCACCGGGCGCATCCCCTCCTGCAGCGGGCGCACCCCCTGCATGGGGCGCAGCACCTGCGCCCGGTGCATCCCCCGATTTTCCGGCCTTTCGCTTGCTCTTCGAAGGGGCAGCGGACGCATCGAACTTCGCCGGAGTGACCGCATAGACGCTGCTGCTGTTGAAGCGGCGCTCGCGCGACAGCAACCCCACCAGCTCAAGGTGATCCATTGCATCGCGTACAGCGCGCGCCGACATGCAGCAGCGCTTGGCGATGGTGCCGATAGCCGGCCAGCACACGCCGTCGTCGTTGGCCTGATCGGCCAGGGAGATGAGCACAGCCTTTTGCGTAACGCTCAGACTCTGCAGCGGCCAGCACTGGCTCATGATGATCGTGGACATCGTTCAGACCGCCAAGGTGAAATTGTCGCCCTGGGCCACTGGCCACCAGGTGCAAACGGTGATGTTGCTGATCGGGCACACGGTCTTGCCGCCGCGAAAGGCCCGGCCCTCCTTCATCAGATCCGGGAGCCGGCGGGCAACCATGTGCCGGTCCAGTCCGGTGACGCGGGCCAGCTGCATGCTTGTCATGCCCGGATAGCGCTTCACCGCAGCCTCGGTGCGATCTTTCTGCGCCGCGTGACGCCCGCTCCGGACAAGAAGTGCTGCGGCCTCATGGCTGCCGTCGGCGTCCGTTGCTCTGGCAAGGTTCGTGCTCAAGCAACGCCCTCCAAGCCCATGACGCGGACCACAGCTTTCCGGAACGTCAGTAGAGCGATGACCATGTCGTCGGTCTCGCTGGTGATTTTCTTGGCATGGGGGCGGTCCTTCTCGTCGATCACACCGTCGGCCACTGCCGGGCTGATGGCGGCACACAGGTCCCCGAAGTCCTTGCAAAGCTGACCGAAGCCCACGGTGTCGGCAGCTGTGTCGATCGCATCGATACGGATCGGCAGAATGCCCCGACGCCGGGCCAGTTCCCGCTCGCACTTGGTCTGATACGGTTCCGGAAGGCTGAGAACCCATGCGTCCTCGAGGTTCGCAGGCAGGGTCTTGACCACGCCGTCCAGGTAGCGACCCAAGATCTGGCCGTTGTGCTTCTTGTCAGCATCGCTGTCTCCACCGCGGGTGATTCGGAATGGCACCTCGCGGTCATCCTCTGCGACACGCTGCAAGTACAGGTCGGCGACTGCCATGGCGAAGGAGCGGCGATTGCTGCCGGTGTCGCGCAGCATCTGCTCGGTGAACCCGTAGATCACGGTCTGGCGCTTGGGCAGGAAATGGGTCGCGTGCTTCATGACTGGGTCTCGGGTCGGCGCCAGACTGGCTGCCATGGACGAATTCAATTCAGGGACGATGGCCAGGGACGGCCGATCAGGCGGCATGGACGCCGAGATCAATACGGCCTGCGTCGGGATCATCGGGCCGGGTGTCGAGGGACGCAGGCACCTGCCCGAGAAGCTGCAGAATCTGCGGGAGGGCTGGGACGCCCTGCTCGTCCGGCCAGGCCTCGACCTGCTCCACCGGGAGCTGCAGCACCTTCGCCAAGTGCGCATCGGTCTTGAGACCCAGCTTGGCCCGCAGCGCGCGCTTGCTCATTCGCGTATCGACGAGGGCCCGAACGGCCTGTCGAACGGTGAGATTTGGTGCATCAGAGTCAGGCCAAATGTCCGGGCGCAAATCGTTAAGCGAGACAGCTGCGCCACTTTCGACGTGGAGCAACCTCACCAAGCCGCCGTCGAATCGCTGCCCCTTGCTCAGCGCCTTACGCAGATAACCGATGGAAGTGCCGGCTCGTTTGGCGAATGCGGCCTGTTCGGCCGGAACCAGAGTGCTGAGGTAGGTGCGAAGAGTGTCCATGCCGGTAAATTACCATATGGTAAAGATGAGTCAATACCATTTGGTACATTACCCTCTGGTATCGGACACTCGCCGGATGACTAAGGCCGACACTCCGATCGTTGCGCTTCGCCGAGCCAAACTGCGCAAGTGGATTGAAGATCACCACGCAGGCATCCAGGCGCAGTTCGTGACGAACACCGGCATCAACCAGGGTGAGCTATCAGGGCTACTTGGTAAGAAGTCGTTTGGCGAGAAGCGCGCCGCCTCACTAGAGGCTGCAGCTGGTATGCCTGCCGGCTACCTGAGCCAAGAAGGACTTATAGACGACCTGATTGACATCAGCCGCGTCGCACCGGTCTTAGAGACTGAGACGCGCCCGGGCTATGTTCGCTTCGACGTTTTCGAAGGGGGCGCAGGGATGGGTGCAGGATTGGTGAACCAGGACTACCCCGAGGTGGTGCAGACGATCGAGGTGGCCGAGTGGGAGGTTCGCCGGAAGCTGGGATACCTGCCAAAGCCTGGCCGGATTCAACTGATCACCGGCCGTGGGCCCTCGATGAAGCCCAAGCTCGAAGATGGGGACATCATCTGGATCGACACGAGCTGCAACTACTTTGACGGCGACGACTACTACTTGATCAACATTGGTGGCGAGACCCAGATCAAGATGCTGCAGAAGCGCGGTGACGGCATGTACGTGGTAAGCATCAACCCGGATTTCCCCACCTACCGTGCGGACGAAGGCGAAGTGAGCATTTTGGGCAAGGCTCTAATCCATGCCGGGCTTCGGCGCTTCTAAAGGAAGCTTGGCGATTTGGGACAGCAATAAAAAAACCCCGCCGAAGCGGGGTTTTTATCTACCAGCACCGGCCAATAGTGGCTCCAAATACTGCTGAACAGCCCACCATCCGCCGCCCAAGATCGCAGCGATCGTTACACCACCCGCCCAAGCTAAAGCTTTCCAGAGCTGAGCAGTCGTCGGCATATGCGAGAGGCGCTCTTTGATGATCGCTACCTCGGTCTCCACACCGCGGAGCCGGGTTTCGATACCGTTGGCATCGGTCATGAATTCTTTGCCTCCACTTGATACCGGCGTTTCGATCGTTTTCAGCACCGGTGCACTAGGCCCGATTCTAACAACGACTGTTCTCACACCATCTGGAGATGACGAGACAATCGCTGCCGGCGGCTGAACGATGAAACTCAGCTCACCTGCCTTCTCTACGCCCGCCACCGTTAAGGCGCCGTCGTATCTTGTGCTATTGCTGCATCGCGAGCATCGATCGCAAGCTTGATGCCATCCCTCATCTTGCACATCGCTTCGCAAAACTCATCAAATTTCGGGACGGGCACAACGATAGTGGCAACGTCTTCGCGGAAGTGTTCCGTAGAACTACCGTCTGGCTTCATTTTTGCCACTTGGATGCCGTTTTGTTCAAACAGCTCCTGCATGAAGCTCTCTTCTACCAAGCGCAGCCCTTCTCGCCAAAAGGACATGTGGACGAAACCATCCGGACTTGGCCCTGACAGGCTGATTCCACTTGCCATCGCGCTGGTGTAAGCGGGATGCGGTGTGTGTTTTACGGAAATCTTTGGCAAAGCTGTATCCCCTGTGTCGCCCATCCTGGGCGAGCGCATCATACGGCGCAGCCGGCTTCAGAGTCATTAGTAGAAATACGTACGGTGAATTCGACACGGGCGGCCCAACGGTTAAATGAACGAAATTGATATCCGTTCAGCTATGGCGCCGGTGGTTTACCTTTTGGTATTGACACAACTTTACCATTTGGTAATCTCACTCCCGTCGCCCCAGTAACAGCCCATCCGGGCCGGGGCACGGAGACTTCCATGGCTTCCATCACCGTCAGCGCGCGCGCCATCCCCGTCGTGGAAGCGCGCCCCAACACCGGCAGCATCGTCATCAAGGTTGGCGAAGCTACCGTCAGCCTCGCACCCGACGAGGTCGCGCAGCTCTGCCAGGACCTGTCCCGCGCCTGCTTTCAGGTGCGCCGCACGGCCAACGCCCGGCGCGGCATGGTCCCCGCCGGCCGCATCGATATCTGCCGAGGCAACGCCGACCTGGTCGAGGTTCCGGCATGAGCGCGAATCTGAGTCGCAGACCTGTACAGGCCATCGACGAGTTAGCCGGAGTTGCCGAAGTGATCGGCCTGAAATTCGGGGAGGCGGCAAAAATTGCAGTGCTGCAGCTTCAGAGGGCAGTCGGCGAGCTGATCGAGGCGGCGGACCAGGTGAACGCCCTTAGCATCCAGAGCGATGCTCACCGCCGCCTGCGCGCCGCCGTGGACCACGTGAAAGGCGGTGCCTCATGAGCGCCGCCATCCTCTCGTTCCCCACCAGCACCGCCCAGCGCGCCAACGGCGCCGGCCTGGCCGTGGCGATCGCTGCCCGCCGCATGGGCTACCGCCCGCACCACATCGCCCGTGCCGCTGCCCTCGCCCGCCGCGAGGTGCTGGACGGCCACAAGAGCGCTGCCCGTGCCGTCGCCGACATGACCCGCGACCTTTCCCGCGCCGCCAGCAACCACACGCCGGGGGCCGCATGAGCGGGATCGACTTCGCCTTCGGCTTGATCATCGGCTTTGCCGCCGGCGCCCTCGCCGCCACCGCATGGCTGCAGCGCCGCCAGGAAGAGCACTTCGCCAAGCTCATGGAGCAGATCCGATGCGCGGGCTGATCCGCCACTGGCGTGCCGGCGGCCTGGTGCTGCTCGGCGCCCTGCTCGCGGCCATCGCCTTCGCCATGGCCTGGCACGGCATGCAGGACACCGGCGTCTACCTGCTCATGGGTGCCCTGCTCTGCGCCACCCAGGTGCCCGACGCGTGGAGGCGCGGCCGCGATGGCTGACCCGACCGTGGCCTCCACCGTGCGCGCCATGCGCCGCGCTGGCGCCGCCGGCGAGCCAGTGCCCGCCGAGGTTGCCGCTGCCTGGGCAAAGGTCTTCATGGAGCAGCTGTATGGCACGCAGAAGCCGGTCCGCTACGAATGCCGGCTGCGCGGCAGCAGAGAGCCTTGGGAAGAGGCCAAGCTCGAGGACGTGGCCAACCCGCGCCGCCGGAATCTGACCATCCGAGCGCTCTACCTGCACCCGCCGGTCGGAAGGCAGGAGCACCGGTGGCCGCCCGGAAGCAACGGTGACGGCCGATGCCTGGACTGCGACGAAGTCGAATGGCTCGCAGGGCCGGACTGCCAGCCGCGCGCCCCGCTCCGCGATCACCGCTCCTCCATGCCCTTCCGCATCACCTGGCTGATCGAACCGCTCGAGCAACTCCACTACCTCGCCAAGCACCTCAACCCTCTCGCCCGCGACAAATGGCGAAAGGAAGCCACCTACCTCATCGACCGCATCAGAGACCACGAGAAGGGAAGCCAGCCATGACGACCGACAAGAACAACGCGGCACCGGACCAGCAGCCCGCAGAGCTGGCCGAGCAGCAGGGGGATGCGTGGGCACTGGCTCGCGAGCTTCGCGCCGCCATGTACGAAGCCGATGGCCGGTTCGGTATGGCTAATCTGATCCGTAAAGGACACATCAAAGATGCCGAGTGCGGGATCAACGTCCTTGCGGCCGCCCTCGCCGCCCGCCAGCCGGTGGGGGACGAAGAGCGAGCCGAGACCTTCCGAAAGGGCTGGGAGGCTGGAAATGCCGCGCAGGGCATCGACCTGGGTCAGCAGCAGGACGCCGCACGCTGGCGCGCCATCGCGCCCCTACTGTCGGTTGAATGGGACGAAGACGAGCAGCTGAAGCGCTGGACGTGGATCGACTTCAAGGGCGACGCCCCCGCCATTCCCAGCCCAACACGTCAGGAATACGCAAGCGTGGATGAAGCAGTGGATGCCCTGATCCACCAGCGCGATGCAGCGCCGGGGGTGGGAAATGGCTGAGAACGTCACTCACCACCGCAGAGCGATTCCGCGGCTTTCAGTGCTTGGTGCTTCGCAAGGGTCAGTGCCTCGCCTGGATACGGACAAACGTCCGTGCTTCCCCGGTCAACCGAACGGTCGAAATTGCACTGATGAGCGTGATAAATCGCCCAATGCCCAGTCCATTGGCCGCCAGCACAACGCTGCTCGCCAGTCGCACTCCAGTGAACAAGATATGGACCAACGAGCTCGTACATCTGGCAGTTCCTCCCTGATTGACGCCGGCATCCACGCCTGTGCCGCCACGCCTTTGAGTTGCCTGTTCTCTAGCCAGTGTAGGAAAAATCTGTCACAGACACTGCAGGCTTGTGATCACCCTACCACCTTGGCCACCGTCAAGCCGCCGCGTGACCTGCGCACCAGGCTGCGGGAGGACGTGTGATGCTCGATGAGATGCCCGACTTCCGCGAAACGGAGCGCGTGCTGGCCAGCCTTTCCGGCATCCAGCTCGATTCGATCACTCCGAACGATGCTCGGCTTTGGGAGGCCCGCGGCCAGGCGCTTGAGTCGCTAGCTGCCGGCGACATGGAGTCCGCCCTGCGGGTCGTGGGCATGGTGTCCTGCCGAGTCATGGAAGAAGACGAGGCACGGGAGATCGCAGAGTCTGCGGTATCAGTTCGCCTCGCTGCAGGCTGGACGCGGGAGATGCTCGTCGACAGCACCGAGAGCGGCAAGGCTGCGTGTGGCCGGGGCTACTACCTCTTCTGCTCTGGCGCGATCGCCGTGTGCTACTTCCCGATGGTCTGCATCACCGACATGAACGGCCGCGGCTACCACTTCCACATCGCACGGGACCTGCTTAACGAGCGAGAGCCCGGCCCCTTCGGAGTCCGACGCCCAATCGCGCCGTATCAACTGGAGTTGTTCGCATGATCGCCGCCGGCTTCCCCCTCGCCCGGTACAGGCTGCTGTGCTTCATGCGGGAGCACCTGCTGATTGCTCGCCGCGTGCGCCTGCATGGACCGGGCAGCGGCGGCCTGCTTGATCCGCCGTTCTGGCATTTGATGGACCTCGCCGCGGCCAACCGCCGCAGGCTGCTGAATTTGATTGCAATCGAGCGTTCGGTGCGCGCAGCGGCGCCGCCTTTTCCCGCACAACTGGAGCTGTTCGCATGACCCAGCGACACATCAGCCACCCCGAGCCGCTGCCGGCCTGTGCCGCCGGTCACAGCGCGCGCCACATCCACGACCTGCGCGGCCTCGCCGCCGGCGGAGGGCACTTCGTCGAATGCCGGTGCCGGGCAACCCGGAAGCATGCCGAAGCGGATACCGCGATCGCGGAGTGGACACGAATAAATCGCCCGGCCCGAAGCGTCCGCAAGGTCGCTCCGGAGCAGGCCAACAATGTATTCCAAATGCCCTTACGTCTCGCGGCGAATGCCGCAGAGAACGTCGCTTGACTGCGAGGATCACATGACCGATAGCCATACCCCGCCGCCGCGCCTGCTCCGTCTAAAGGAAGTGCAGGACCGAGTCGGCATGTCGAAAACCACCATCTATGATCGCGTCAAGGCGAAGACGTTCCCGGCGCCCGTCCACCTCGGCACCATGGCCGCATGGGTCGAATCGGAGGTGGACGCCTGGATCATTGAGCGAATCACCGAGCGCGACCAGGGCAAGGCCGCCTAGCCCGGGGGCATCCTTGGGGGCATCTCACACCTGATTGCGTAATTTATTCAGCCGAATCAAATGGTTGCACCACTCTTTTAGTAGGGCCCACCTCCACCATTAGACGGTCCCACAAGGACCACAGAAAGCCGGAACCTCCCGTCAAACAAGGGGTTCCGGCTTTTTTGTTGTGTGCCGTTGTCCGGTCTGTTCCGTTGCAGCCCATGAGACGGTGAGGGTATATCTAGGGGTACAAGCCCGCCCTGAAAACCTTGTACCCCCATGCCCCTGTGCGATGCCGCGATCCGTCGCGTAAAGGCCACCGAGAAGCAGCAGAAGCTGTCTGACGGTGGCGGCCTGTTCCTATTGGCCCACTGGAATGGCAAATCACCCTTTCAACAAGGTCAACCAGTTCTTAGCAGCAGTCACTTAACGACTGCCTCCCTCGTTGTATCAATCAGAGCCAGATGTAGCCCAAAATTCCCTCGAACACGGCTGCATACTTGCCTTCGCAATTTGGATCAAGCGTATCGAAGTGATCATTGTATGTGTTCACTTTCGGAATGTTTCTAGTGCAGCGATACAGCGGCACCGTCCCAGGAAGCTGCGTGCCTGCCATGTAGCCAGTGATTGGCATACCGTTGGTCGTCTTCATATGACCTTCGCAGTTTGAATCTACTGACGAGAATGAGTCCATCCAATTGTTGTGTAAACACGCGTAAAGAGTAATGCTTCCCTCAAATGGATAATATGAAATGAAGCCGAGAATGCCCTCCCGATTGCCAGGGTGCCTTTTCCCAACCGCAGTGATGGGCCGGGCGGTAAACGTATTCTCCTTCCATCTCCATCGCTCAAGGTCCACCAGCAAAACGCCCGGCGGCAAATCGGCCCTTTGAGCATTTGCCTCAGCCAGCACTTTCGGCGAGGCGCCCAAGTAATCTACTTCCTGGGCAGAGGCATTCCACGCGAGCGTAGCTGCCAAGACAGCTCCCACAGCAGTCATTTTCTTCATATTTACTCCTTATAGAATGGACTTCCAGATTTCCAGCCGGCATCGTGCCCGCACGTCCATTCTAGGTGGCACGCAACGTTCAGGACGAGACGAAGATCAAGCTTCCATAACCAAATTCGCAACACTTCTTCACGCCGGCTGGTGAACTGGCACGACACGGATGCCTGTCCCATCGGCCCCGCGGTGATCACGTCGCGCAAAAACCAAACCAAGCTGGTCGAGAACGTGACCGATCCTGCCTAGACCAAGGCCCACCTCGCCAGCGTAGCCGGCGGGAGGTTTCATCTCGCCGCCGGTGCCTAGTTACAGGAAGATGTAACCCAAGATCGTCTCGTTCTGAGCCTGCCACGCGCCTTCGCAGTTCTCGGTCAGCGTATCGAAGTGATCATGATTGTGCTGGATGTAGACCGCCACCTATCAGCGCCTCGCACTCGTCCCGGAACAGCCCATTGCCTTGCAGCCTCTTCGACTACAAACCAATCGCCAGGAGGCTGCAGGACCAGCGACCTGATATTTGCGCCCCTTGAAAGCGAATGGTTCCCGCGAAGACGAAAGCTTTTTTCCGCCACGCTGTTGTTGTTCAAAACAACAGATGGAGAGTGTTATGCGCGCAGTGCTGATCACCCACCCTCCTTGCCATAGCCGCCGTCGGTGGTGCGGCGCCCTCAGATACTGGCGGCACCGACGGCCGTGCCGTGCATCTGTAACAAGAGCGGTCGAACCCCGGCGACTCCATGGACGAGTTCGTGGCGCGCATCAGCGCGCAAGCAGTTGCGGTGACCGCTGAGTCGCGCGCTACCTCTGCGGTGTTTCGGCCAGAGTGGCGTTAGCTACAGCATACGCATCGGGACAAGCATCAACTGGAAGCACTGCGACATCGACATGAACGATACCGCCGATGGCTTCACGTCCACGGGCGTGACTTTCCACACGCACACCAGCGACGATGACAGCTTTCGCGGATTCTCCGCTCAAGAGTTCAATTGGCAGCGCGGGACACTCTGCCAGGCTCGCCTGGCGATTACGCCCCCGAACTACTGAATCAAGTGGCAGCCCAGCATCCAGATACCGCGTGCGGGCTGCCGCCTGGTCGCGGAGATCACCGCCATACGCGTGGAGCGTCTGCAGACGATCAGCAAAAAAAGACTGCGTTGCGGAGGGGACAGGCCATCCAGTTGCCGATCATCTGGAGCGCTCTTGGCAAGTTCAGTTCCAGCGGCTGTGGGACTCCACCGGCAGCAACTGGAATAGCAACTCCTAAGGTGTGGGTCATCGAGTTCAGGCAGGTGACCGCATGAGCCGCCGTCCTGTTGCCCACCGCTTTCCGACCAAAAACACCGGCGTCAGGTGGGGCCACGCCCCCATGGGTCCGTCCGGCATCGTCCTGTATCGCCTGTTCCGCCGCGACCACGCCGGTGCCCTGCACTTTATCGGTCTGAACTTCTATCGCAGAGACGCACGTCGGGAGATGGCGACCACCCTGCGCGCGGCCTGCCACCGCCTTCGGGATCAAATGGACGAGATCGATCTCGCTGCGATGGAACTAGCAGCATAACGTCAATACTTTTCAGCGTAGTCCAGAAAAGACGGTCGAAGCGTCCGCCGAAAGGGCGCTGTAGTCATACGCATCGACGCCGACAAAACGCCGAAAGTCCGTCGCGACTTCGATGGACATCTTCAGAAGTTCGGCAGCGCTTCTGCGGAGTCCGAGCAGCTCTCCCTCTTGGTCATCGTAAATGAGACGGGAGCAGCCGATCTGCTCGACCGTTTCTTCAGTTACCCATATGGCGCGCGCTTCTACCTGACTCGCCACCTCATTGAGCGACTGGCAAGTACCAATTAGCGTTGCAAGGTCTGCCCCAAGCACCTCTGGAAAATTGTGGATACGTTCTTGTGACCTCTCCGAGAAGGGCATCAGCTCCGCTCGGGCCTCACGAATTGCGGATTCGAAAACGGGACGTTTGGCAATGCGGAACCGTCCCTGATAAATGATCGCCCTGTTGAGCATTCGAAGAATCATGCCGACGCGCCCTGGGAGCGACGCTACCTCGCTGAGAAGCAGCCGCCCCAGAACTCGCGCGGTTTCCTCTCGAAGTCTTACGGCCTCCATGTGCTGTTGTTCCGCGATTCCCTTCGCCTCTTCCGCGATGCGTGTGGCCCGCTCGGAAGTCCGATAGGCCAAGACAGCTACGACCGTGGTGCTTACTGCCGCGATCGCGCCAACGCCAACCGCAAACCAGTCGGCCAGATTACCCACCTCGTTCGCCAACGGACAGAACTCAATCGCCAT